CGGGTCACAGCGGAAGAAATCAGATACCTCGCAGGAGAACTAGAGGACACCCTATCGGGTATCTACTCTATACTCTCTCAGGAATTTCAGCTTCCCTACGTCAACCGCAAGATTGAGGTACTCACTAGGTCTAAGAAACTTCCCAAGCTCCCAGACGATGTTGTTAAACCTACTATTGTTACAGGCATGGAAGCTCTCGGACGGGGACACGACCTACGCAAACTTGATATGTTTATTCAAGGTATGACGCAGGCATTGGGTCCAGAGGTACTAAAGCAGTACGTTAACCTCCAAGACTATATTAAGCGTCGAGCAACAGCTCTCGGTATCGAGACTGAAGGCTTGATAAAAACAGCAGAACAAATCGCCCAAGAACAGCAACAGGCCCAGCAGCAACAGATGATGATGCAGGCAGGACCTAGTGCAATTCAGGAGGGCGCTAAAGCATTAGGAAACTCATATGTTGAAAGCCAAAGACAGCAAGGCGGTGGCGAAGGATAAAGCTTCTAACGAAGCACCTTCCACGCCTGAGAATAAGCCGTTGGCTGCTCCCACCATTCTAAAGAAGTCCACTCGAACACGGGAAGATTTTTAAAGCATGAGTGAAAGCATTACAATCGTATCAGACGATACTGGCCCAGAAGCACCCGTTGCCGAGGATAACCAAACTGAACGTCCTGAATGGTTACCTGAGAAATTCAACTCTCCCGAGGACCTAGCGAAATCCTACAGTGAACTAGAAAAGAAGTTATCAAGTCCTACGGACGAAGCCGCAGAGCCATCTGAAACGGATGGAGAGCCGCCTAGTACGTCAGAGCCTATAAGCTTCGATAAGTTCTCTGAGGAATTCTCTAGCTCTGGAGAGCTGGGTGACGAAAGCTACACAGAACTTGAAAGTATGGGTTACCCCAAAGATATGGTGGATACCTACATCAAGGGAATGCAATCCGCACAGACAGCAGATGCAGGTGAAGTGATGGAAGTCGCTGGGGGAAAGGAAGGCTATGCCGACCTAACTGATTGGGCTAGAGATAGCCTCGATATAAAAGAACTTGAACTCTACAACCAAATGGTTGGGACAAGTACAGATAACGCCAAGATGGCAGTCGAATGGCTGCAGTCTAAGCGGGAAGCAATGGATGGCTCCGAGCCTCAACTGCTCTCTGGTAAGTCATCTGCTGCTTCCAAAGATGAGTTCCGCAGCACAGCGGAAGTTGTGGCTGCAATGAAAGACCAACGATACGGCAAGGACTCTGCGTACACTAAAGACGTAGAAGAAAAGCTCGGAAGGTCTTCGGTATTTTAGAAGGAGATTAAGATGCCAAAAGGTAAAGGGACTTACGGTACAAAAGTAGGCCGTCCACCAAAGCCAAAGAAAAAGTAGACAGTCTGGCGGGGGTGCTAGGTATTAACTACGCCCCCGTCAATTCCTATGACAAGAGAACATCTAGCACACCTCTTTAGGTGGCTGAGACTATCAAAGATGAAAGACTAGGCCTGATGCGTCAGACAACCGAGACAAGTAATAAGCGACAGTCATTCTCAATCTAAATTAATTCTTCATAGGATAAAGAAAATGACCAATGTAACCGCGTCACGCTTAGGTGTTGTCAATAAAGCAACCCCAGCAAATAACGCAGCAGCTTCGGCTCTGTTCCTAAAAGTCTTCGCTGGAGAAGTTCTCACAGCATTTGACGAAACAAACGTAATGAAAGACCTGCATGTCTCCCGCACAATCGCGAATGGCAAGTCGGCTTCGTTCCCTGTCACAGGTAAAGCCAACGCTGCTTACCATGTTGTAGGCACCCCTCTGTTGGGTACACAGAAAATCGCACATAACGAAATCGTTGTTAACATCGATGACGTTCTGATTGCTGATACATTCATCGCAAATATCGATGAAGCCAAGAACCACTATGATGTACGTGCTGAGTATTCCCGCTTGTTGGGCATGGCTCTTGCAAAACAGTTCGACATTCGCTTGCTTCAGTTAGCCGTATTGGCTGCTCGTGGCTCCGCAACTGTAACTGGTGGTAACGGTGGTACTGCTATCACTGATTCAGATGCTGCAACTAACGGCGCATCTTTAGCTGCCTCTATCTTTGCCGCAGCTCAAGCTATGGACGAAAAAGATGTCCCTGAGAATGAGCGTGTAGCAATTGTACGCCCTGCTCAATACTACCAACTGGTACAGACAACTGATGTCATCAACCGTGACTTCGGTGGTGCTGGTGTATACGCAGACGGTACAGTTCTTAAAGTTGCTGGTGTTCAGATTGTAAAATCTAACAACATTCCGTCAGCTAATATCTCCGCTGTAGCTGGTGAGAACAACACTTACCACGGTAACTTCTCAACAACCGTTGCTGTAGTAATGCAGAAGCAGGCACTGGGTACTGTCAAATTGATGGACCTTGCTGTTGAGCGCACCTCTGGTGACTTCGAAGTAATGTACCAAGGTACACTGATGGCTGCTAAATACGCCATGGGCCACGGTATCCTGCGCCCTGAATGCGCAGTAGAAATTAAATCTTCTTAAAACTTCTTTGGGTTGGCTCTTAATTGGGCCAGCCCATTTTTTTCTGAATGAGGACAACATGACAAAACCAACGTCCATGACTGAATTAGAGGCAGTCAACGTCCTGCTAACGACAATCGGTGAAGCACCTGTGAACACCCTAACGGGTAACCAAGTGACTGATGTGACTATTGCTAACCAAGTATTGACCGAGGTGAGCCGTGAGGTCCAAGGCCAAGGCTGGCACTTCAACACTGAAGACCGAGTTAAACTTAGCCGTGACGAATTTAAACACATTGCGGTACCCGCAGATGCGGCCCGCATAGATACCCCCGATTTTAATACTGTAGTGCGTTCAGGTAAACTGTTTAACCTTACTAAGCGTACCTATGAATTCTCTGGCACCGTTGAGGCTACCATAGTCTACTATCAAGACTTTGTAGTTCTCCCAGATGTCGTGAAGAAATACATCACAACACGCGCATCCCGCATCTTCTCTGATCGTATGATTAACAGCGAGACTATCCACAAGATGGTTGCCCGCGACGAACAGCAGGCCCTCATAGACCTAAAGGACTTTGAAGGTGACACAGCGGATTTCAATATGATGGACAGTTACTCTGTAGCCCGTGTCCTGAACCGTGGACATAACCGTAGGATACTCTGATGGGAATGATAAGTTCAGCCATCCCCAACCTAATCCAAGGCGTATCACAGCAATCACCTACTCTGCGCCTGTCTTCTCAGGCAGAGCTGCAGGTTAATGCGTTCCCGTCTTTGGTTGAGGGATTACAAAAGCGACCACCGCTAGAATATGTGGCTAAAATAAGTGACTCCGAAACTACGGGGTCTTTTACACACTTGATAAACCGAGATGCAATTGAACGATACTTCGTGTTCGTTGACACTAGTAATCAAATTAAAATCTACGATCTGGCAGGTAACCAGAAGACAGTGACATATCCTAATGGCACAGCTTATCTAAATAGTACCTCTCCTGCGTCTGACTTCAGGGCCGTTACAGTTGCTGATTATACTTTTATAGTAAACTCAACACAGACTACAGCCATGAGAACCGCCCTCACTCCTCTATATCCATTTACTGGTTTGATTGCTGTTAAGCAGGGTGACTACAACCAGCGGTTCACTGTATTTCTAGATGGCGTTGAGGCTGCAAACATCACGACATCTTCCACTGACCAAGTTCAAACTAGGACAGACGATATCGCGACAAGACTAGCATCAGCTATCAATGGTCAGGCTAACTTCTCTGCTACGGCGGATGGCTCGACAGTGGTTATTACCAAGGCAGGTAATGCTACTTTCGACATGGCTACCTATGACAGCCTAGGAGACAAGGGGCTTTCCCCTACTTCTGGTACAGTGCAGCGTTTTGATGACCTACCTGAGACAGCTCCTGAAGGTTATATAGCACATGTTCAGGGTGACCAGACAAATGACTTTGATGACTACTACGTTAAGTTCGTAAGCGACAACGGCTCACAGAACAGCATTGGTCAGGGTACGTGGATAGAATGGGTTAAGCCTAATATCACATTTGAGATTAATGCTTCGACAATGCCTCACCTCCTAATCCGACAGGCCAACGGCTCCTTCACGTTTCAAGAGGCTGATTGGGGTGACAGGGCCGTAGGAGACCTAGTTTCAGTACCAAACCCATCGTTCATAGGTAAGAAGATTTCAGATGTGTTCTTCTTCCAGAACCGCCTAGGCATCCTATCGGGTGAGAACGTAGTAATGTCGAGAACGTCAGAATACTTTGACTTCTTTGCCACAACTGCAAGGACCCTGCTAGATAACGATCCAATTGATGTGGCTGCTAGTCACACCAAGGTGTCAACGTTAAAACATGCTATTCCGTTTGACCGTAAGCTGTTGCTGTTCTCAGATCAGACACAGTTCATTCTAAAAGGTGCTGACTTTATAACGCCTAAGAATACATCTATCAGTCAGACAACTGAGTACGAAGCTAGTACAACCTCTAAGCCTGCAAGTGCGGGTAGTGTTGTGTACTTTCCAGCTAAACGAGGTGGCTTCACATCAGTCCGTGAATACTACGTTATTGATGATACTGACAGATCAGATGCTCAAGACATTACATCCCATGTAGCTAAGTACGTCCCTGATGGTGTCTATAAGATGGAAGCAAGTACAGCTGAGAATGCTCTAGTTTGTCTGACTTCTCAAGATACCAGCTCTATGTATATTTATAAGTATCACATAGCAGGTAGAGAGAAGGTGCAATCCGCATGGATCAAGTACACTTTAGCTGGTTGTGAGATACTTAGTGTCGAGTTCATTGAGAGTTCTCTTTATGTGGTAGCTAATAAAGCAGGTAAGACTGTTCTATTTCAAATCCACTTTGATGCAGGACGCTTCGATACAGACCAACTATACGTGACACGCCTAGATGGTAGAATGACAGAAGCACAGGTAACTAGAACTTACTCAGGTGTAGACAATCAGACTACAATCATAACACCATTTGCGTTAACCGCTCCCATAGTTGTACGTCGAGGTGCATCACAAGGTACGGTACTGCCTACAGTATCCTCTAGCTCGACTACAGCAGTCATAGCAGGGGACCACACAGCCACTGAGTTCTATATCGGTGAGCGGTATACAATGACATATGAATTCTCTCAGCCCACCTTAAAGGAGCCTACAGCTTCTGGTGGACGGGTAGCAATTACAGGTGGTAGATTGCAGATTAAGCATTGGCTACTTAGGTTTCAGGATAGTGGTGACTTTCTTGTAAAAGTACAGCAACGGACCAGCTCCACATCTCTAGACTATGTATTCACAGGTCGAGTAATTGGTAGCGGTGCGAGTACGCTGGGTTCTACTACGCTGTCATCAGGAGACTTCAGGTTTCCTGTTATGTCTAAAGCCGAGAATATTCGGATAACCATTGAGAGTGACAGTCACCTTCCATGCCAATTTCTATCGGCTGAATGGGAAGGTCAGATGCACCTAAGAAGTAGACGAGTTAATGGATAAATTACTTACACCAACTACGGTGGAAGATATCGACTTTATTGCCCCAAGATTAAGAAAAGCAGACTACAACGAATGCCTAGCCTCAACAGGCCAACAGCCTCGATATGTATTCCATAAAAGCTTTGATCTTGGGGCAATCTCTCTGACCCTACGCGCCCCTAACGGTGACCGCGTGGGGCTTTGTGGGGTTGTTACTTCCCCTAACATAGAGGGCGCAGGAGTTGTTTGGATGGTCGCAACAGATGACATCTATCAGCACCAGACCACATTCCTGCGCAACTCGAAGAGAGCCTTAAAGCATCTCTCTGAGAACTATCTAGTTCTCTTTAACTGTGTAGATGCCCGCAATTCAGTCCACATAAAGTGGCTTCGTTGGATGGGCTTCACGTTCATCAACAAGCACGAAAATTATGGGGCCGAGAAAAGGCTCTTCTACGAATTTGTTAGGATCAAATAATGTGTGAACCAGTAACAGCCACCGCTCTAGCGGGATCGGCATTAACAACAGGAGCTGCAGTAGGCACAGCAGCTACAGTAGGCACAGCAGCTACAGCAGCCGCAACTACAGCAGCTACATGGTCTAAAGTAGGACTAGCCGTTCAAGGTATAAGCGCAGGTGCGAAGATATTTGGGGCAATGGACCAGTCCAATAGAGCCAATACTGCGTATGTGCAAAATACTAGAGCAGCTAAAGACGCCTACTTCTTAAAATCAAAACAATCAAACCTTCGGGTTATGCAAGAACAGACCCAAGCATCTCAGCAGAAGCAAGACGCTGACCTTAAAGCTATGAGAGCGCAAGGCACAGCCATAGCGGCTGCAGGCGGCTCTGGGGTTCAAGGCGCTAACGTAGCACAATTACTAAACGACTTTGAGCGTTCTGAAGGTGTTCTGACTGATCGTATCAGCCAACGACTAGAGAACATTCAGTCACAAAATGAAATGGATAAGCTAGGCTTTCAGAGCGAAGCTATCAACCGCATCCAATCTATGCAGCCTGTCGGGTTCGCAGAGACAATGTTTAACGTAGTTGAACCCATCGCTGGCTTTGGCATTGATTATGCCGCGTCAAAAGCGCGTAACGCTAGTATATAGGGATATAGAAAATGGCTAGACCAGAAATTGCCAACCCGTTCACAGGTCAAATTGGGACGGTAGGCCCTACAGCAACGCCCACAGAGATATACCAGCGTGGGGTAGTAACACGCAGCCCTTTTGTGGCTTTAGCAAAGACCCTTTCACTACTAGAGCAGAAGGCTACTCCAGCTATACAAGCTGCTGAAGCCCGCGCTGCTGAAGCCGAATACGCTGAAGGCGTGGAACTGTATAACGCTAACCGAGTAGCAATGGGTGAGGCTGTAAAAAATGGCATCATCCAAGAGGGTGAAAGTCCATATCTCCGTAAGGGATATAGAATTTCTCACTTAAACACGATGGCAGCTAGATACACTGATGAGCTGCAGAATGCTCTAGTAGCTAAGAAGCTGTATAAGAACGGTGACCCTAAAGCTATCGAAGACTTTACTAATAAGTTCCACGAGGAATTCCAAACCGCAAATGGCATCGATGGTTATCGTGACGTTGAGGTAGCTGAGTTCTTCTCTGGTGCAGCTGCAAAAGCTAATGAGACTTTCAGGTCAGCTTGGAAAGAGAAGAACATAGCATACCAGAAAGAGGCCAACTACAGTGCTTGGTCTATGGAAGTTAGTACCTATACCGATACTCTCTTTCTAGCTGGAGATACCGAGGAAGCTCGTGAGAAGAAGCAGGGACAACTTGCTGTATGGTTAAGTCAGAAAGTTAAAGAGGCTGACCTAGACGGTATGTCCCGCACAAAGATTAATGAGACAGTGATTAACAGTATAGTCCTTACAGCCTACGAAAAGAATGATCTAAGTGTTCTGGATGTTCTCGATCAGGTTGTCACAGGTACAGGCCTACTTGGAAGGGGACCTGCAGCCCGATTAGCGGTGTATGAAGCTAGAGGCAATATCGCCACAACAATTGCTAAAGCTGAAAAGGCTCAGGCCGCTGCAAGACTAGCCTCTCAGAAGGTAACAATAGCGGCGTCATCTGGTGAGATAATTTTGGCTGCTCTAGCAGATCGAGGTTCACAGGATGCTGAAGTAGCTCAAAAGGCCCAAGAGGTCATATCCGCTCATCTTAACGAATTAACTGTACTCGCTACAAATGGCGTGGCTGGCGCAGGCGCAGCGGCGATGGCTATGACTAGATTTATAGACGAACAACAAAAGGCAAAATTAGAAGAAAATAGCAAAGCAACTCCTAATAGTCTTTTTGGATTACAGATGGATATAATGCAAGAAACAGACATCAATAGAGTCTATAATGAGATAGCTCAAGCTAGGCGTGAGGGCAGAATTCAAGGTAAAGATATGGCTCCA